AATAACTACATCATTTACATTAACTGTAGGTGGAGCTAATACTATTGGTATTGGAACTACAGGTGGGAATGGTATTTTATTCATAAATGGTATATTCCAAACACCAACAACAGATAATAATCCAAAAAATAACTTTAAGATTATAGAAACTGGTAGTGGTGCAACAGGTGTAACTAGTGTTATATTCTCAGGAATAACTTCAACTAATGGTGAATTAATTATTTCTGATGATGATGTTAATCGGAATGGAATACCTAGAGGTGGAATTCCTGTATCATATGGTTCAACAACTGGATCTGGTTATGCACCTTTAGTTGGAGCAGTAGTAAGACCTGTTTTGGATGGAGATGGAACTATTACTGGTATAGTTGGTGTTCCAACTGCTGGAAGTCCATTGGCAGTTGATAATGCACAATATGATAATACATCTGGTATATTAACAGTTACTACTTTTGAAGAACATCAATTAGTTAATGGTGGAGTTAGTGTTGATGAAGTTAAATTGATGCGTCTTGAATTTTCATGTCCTTCTGGAACTGGTATAACAACTACTTTCTTCCCAAGTGGTGTTTATGGAGATAGGTTCTCTGTTATTAGTGTTGGTGCAACAAATGAATTTACAGTAAATGTTGGAACTAGTACAATTCCACATACCTATGTTGGTTCTGGAACTGCTTTCCCATATTATGGTGATTTAAAACTAGGATCTGGATATAATGGTCTAAATCCTATCAATGTTTCAGTTATAGATGATGGATATAATCATAGATTTGTAAGTGCTGATAGTAATTCAATTACTAAGACTACATGGGATGGTACTGCAATTACACCTACAAATGCAACATATCACCCTAGTTCTGGAATTGTTACCTTTACAGTAGCATCTCATGGATTAGCAACAGATGATTTGGTAGGTATTAAAACAGAGTCATTGACATTTAAATGCTCTAAAGACAATTATGCATCAGATCATAAGTATCCCAGACCACCATTCCCCCATACTTTTGATAGTGCTGATGCTAATGCTGTTAATAGCTCATTACAACCTACTGATGCTGCTTACAACCCTCTAACAGGTGACATGGTATTGACATTTGCTTCTCCTCATAATATAAGTAATGGACCAAATGTAACAATTGCCAATAATTCTATCAAATTTAAGTGTTCTAGAGATGGTTTTACAACAATACATAGTTATCCAAGATCAACAGATCCTGCATCTGGATCTAGTTTAACGGTTTCTAATGCATCTGCTAATGGTGGAAAAAGTCTTACAGTTAATGTTGGAAAATCCAATACAGGAGATCATGTAGCTGGTATTTTAACAGCAGTTACTAAGGTAAATGATGATATCTTTAGTGTATTTGTTGGTTCTTCCGTAGGAAAGGATGCAACTATTACAGCAACACCAAAAACATATAATACTCATGTATTTGATTCTGCTAATAGTTCTTTAACTGATGCAATTTTAATTGATGATTGGACTGGTTCTACAGTAAGAACTCCAAGTAATGCAACATATGCTCCAGATACTGGTAATTTGGTATTGTCAATTGGATCTCATTCATTTACAACTTCAAATACTGTTGGAATTAAAACTAGTTCTTTAGCATTCAAATGTAATCAAGATGATTACAATAGTATTCATAAGTATCCTAGAACAACAGATCCAGTTAATGGTGTACAAACTGCAATTACTGCTGTAGATCAATCTGGTGGAACAATTACAGTTAATGTTGGAAAATCTAATGTTAATACTGGTGGTGCATTAGACTTTACTATAGTTGGTGGTGGTAAGAGTTATACTAATCCTGTAATATCTGTATCACCACCATCATATAGTAATTTGGATGTAATAGGAGTTTCTAGATTGGGAGAAGGTTCAACTACAGATACTGGATCTGGTCTTCGTTTAACTGCTGTGGTTGGTGCTAGTCAGACATCTGGAATTGGATCTGGGTTTTTTGAAATTTCTGATTTTGAAATTACTAGAACTGGTTATGGATTTAAGAGTGGTGATGTTTTTGAACCAATTGGATTGGTAACTGATAGAAAATTATATGAACCACTTGAAAAAGCAACAATGCAAATCCAAAATGTTTATTTTGATGATTTTGCAATGTGGCAATTTGGAGAATTTGATTATATTGATTCGATTGAAAATTATCAGGATGGTCAAAGAACAAGATTCCCATTATATTATAATGGAAATAGAATTAGTGTTGATGCTGATCCAGAATTTGATAGTGATTTGAACAATGTAATGCTTGTGGTTATAAATGGTGTTATTCAACAACCAAAAGAAGCATATAATTTTATAGGTGGAGCAAGTATAAATTTTGTAAGACCTTTGGATAAAGAAGATAAGGTCGCAATATTCTTCTATAAAGGAACGGATCTTGAAGATGCTGTAGTCTCAACAGGAATGACTGTGGTTGTTGAATCGGGTGATAGAGTTCAAATATCAGGTGTTGCAACTGGTTTTGATAATTCTGGTACCATAGGTGTTTCACAACAAGACGAAAGAATTGTCAAGTATTTAAATACTTCAACCAGTTTAGAAACAAATATCTATACTGGAGATGGTGTAGATGAGGACGTATTCAGACCAATAAATCTTCTAAAACAGAAACAAGATCGGATAATTGATAGTACATTAGTAACAAAGAAAAGAGTTAGTTTAGAACCAATAATTCTTCCATCTGCAAAAATAATTGGTGATTTTACTGCTAGTGATACTAGTTTTTATGTTGATAATGCAGAATTATTTGATTATGAACAACCAGATCAACAATTTAGTGGAATAATTGTTTCGGGTAAAGAAAATCCATCTATACCAACTGCAACTGCTACTATTAATACTACAGAAACTACAGTAACATCAATTTCAGTTACTGGAGGTTCTGGATATACTTCAGTTCCATCTGTTTCTATTTCGGCACCTCCAGAAATTGGTGTTGGTATTGGAACTACTGCAACTGCAACTGCAACCATATCTAATGGTACTGTAGACAACATTACAGTAACTGAAGTAGGACTTGGATATACAATCGCACCTAAAGTCTCAATTGAACCACCAAGTTCGATTGAAGAGCATTTAGCATCACCTGGAGGTGGTATTACAGTTCAATCATCTGCGGGAATACTTACTGGAATAGGGACAACTACTGTTGGTTCATCATTAGGAATCAAATTTATTGGTATGTCAACAGCAGGATCAGGAGTAGCTGCATTTGCCCCATTAAGTGTTGGAAATCCACTTTACATTTATGGAACTCAAGTTGGAACTGGAGTAACATCTATGGATGTTACGGGAGCTGATAGTGTTGGTATTGGAACTAGTTTTGCAGATAATGTATATTCTGTTGCAGAATTTACTACATCTGGAAGTCAACCAAATATAGTTGGTATTATTACATGTGTGATAAAATCAGATACTAATGTAGTTGGACTTGCATCAACTTCAACAACCTTAAGTCCTGTTGGATATTATTCTGTTGGTAAGTTGAGTAATTTTACTAGAAGCTCTTCACCAATTTCTATTGGAGTCACTGGATTAACAATTGATAGTGGATTAACAACATTCCCAACATTACAAAGAAGAGGTGGTCCAGGAGATGACACTTGGAAGCAAACTGGTGGATTAAAAACACCAGAATAATGATTATTTTAATATGTTGTATAAATATCTAAAAAACTATTAAGATGCCAGCGGTAGTAACAGATCAATTTAGAATAGCGAATGCTAGTAATTTTATAGATTCTATATCAAATACTAGTAATTCTTACTATGTATTCTTAGGATTAGCAAATCCAACAACTGGAAATAGATTAGCAGAAGGTTCGGAAGGTGTAGGTATTGGGAGAACTAGTACTTGGAATAATGGCACTGAGTTAAGTGTTCCAACTCCAACAGATAATTTTCAATATCTATCTCTTTATAATGAGACTTCTCTTTTTGGTAAGAAAATAACCTCAGCCAATGTTAAAAGGGTAATTACGAAATATCAGTGGAAAGCTAATACTAGGTATGATATGTATCGTCATGATTATGATATTTCAAAAAATCCTGCACCAAATGGGAAAAGTGGGTTGTATAGTACAAATTATTATGTAATCAATTCTGATTATAGGGTTTATGTTTGTATTGATAATGGATCTAGTGGAAGTTTACCTAAAGGAAAAAGATCTTTAGATGAACCAACATTTACTGATTTAGAACCAACTGCAGCAGGAACAAGTGGTGATGGATATGTTTGGAAATATCTTTATACAGTTAATCCTAGTGATATTATAAAATTTGATTCTACAAAATATATTGTTTTACCAAATGATTGGTCAACCTCAACCGATCCTCAAATAGAAACTGTTAGAGATGCTGGTAATTCTGATTTATATAAGAATCAAATTAAAAAAGTTTATATTGAAGATGCTGGATCTGGATATGCAGATACACCAACATCAGATGGTCTTACTGTAAATATATTAGGTGATGGTGAAGGTGGTAAAGCAATAGTAAAAGTTGTTGATGGTAGTATAAGTAGTGTTGATGTTATTTCTGGAGGTTTTGGATATACTTATGGAATACTTGATTTAAGTTCATTAAACAAAGCTGCTATAGGTAGTGAATCAGGAACTTTTAGTTATGCAAAATTAATACCAATTATTCCACCTTCTAAGGGACATGGATATGATCTTTATAAAGAATTAGGTGCAGATAAAGTTTTAGTTTATAGTAGATTTGATGATTCCACTAAGGATTTTCCTACAGACACTCATTTTGCACAAGTTGGTATTCTAAAAAATCCCAATAAATATAATTCTACAGATATTTGTACATTAGGTGAATATTCATCATTAAGTTCGATGATGTTAACTTCAGCTGCGGATATTCCAACATCTTCTGCACTTATTGGTGCTCCAATAACACAAACACAAGCTAATGGTGATGTTGCTAAAGGTTATGTTGCATCATATGATGCAGAAACAAAAGTCCTAAAATATTGGCAAGATAGATCATTATATTTTCCAAATTATAATGATCAATTAGATAATACAAGTGTAAATACAATTGCAAAATTTGTTCCCTTTGTATCTGATAGTAGTAAAAATGTTGTATGTGCAAGAACTGGAGCTACATTTGATGTAGTTATTGATACATCCATGAATGGTATAACAAAAGTAGTTGGTGATAAATTGGTAAATTTGGGAGTAGAATTTACAAATGGACTTGCAAATTCTGAGATAAATAAAAAGACGGGTGATATAATTTATATCGACAACCGCAAAGAGGTTGAACGTGATTTAAGGCAAAAAGAAGACGTTAAAATTATTCTGGAATTCTAAAAAACAATGGCACAAAAAACAAATTTAAATATAAGTCCATATTATGATGATTTTGATTCTGAAAAGAATTTTTATAAGGTTTTGTATAAACCAGGATTTCCAGTTCAAGCCAGAGAATTAACTGGTACACAATCTATTTTACAAAATCAAATACAATCTTTTGGTGATAATATATTCAAAGAAGGATCTGTTGTTATTCCTGGTAATATTGCATATGATGGACAATTTTCTGCTGTTAAATTAGATATAGAAAATTATGGTATAGATATTTCACTTTATATTAAAGATTTTATAGGTAAAAAAATTACAGGAAGAGTATCAGGAATAAATGCTATTATTAAATATGTTGCTTTACCTGGTGTTGATGCTGTTGATGATGTGACAATTTATGTCACATATACGAGTGGAGATAATAATAATGAGTTAAAACCTTTTATTGATGGTGAGCAATTAGTTTGTTCCGATAGTATTACTTATGGAAATACTACAATAAATGCTGGAACTCCATTTGCATCTTTAATTTCTTCTGATGCAACATCTATTGGATCTGCTGCATTTATTAAAAAAGGTGTTTATTTTATAAGAGGATATTTTGTAAATGTTACTGATCAAACTATCATTTTAGATTATTATACTAATACACCATCCTACAGAGTTGGGTTAAGAATTGATGAATTAATTATTAATGCAAAAGATGATAATTCATTATATGATAATGCAAAAGGTTTTAATAATTTTTCTGCTCCTGGTGCAGATAGATTAAAAATTAATTTGGTTTTAACTAAAAAATCTATAGATGATCAAGATGATACTGATTTTGTTGAGTTACTTAGAGTAAAAAATGGAAAGATTAAGATAATAAATGCTAAATCTCAATATAATAAAGTTAGAGATTGGATAGCAGCAAGAACTTTTGATGAATCTGGAGATTATACTGTAAATCCATTTAAGATGTCAGTATTGGATTCATTAAACGATAATTTAGGTAATGGTGGATTGTTCTATAAAGATGAAAAAACAGATCAATTAAATTCCCCATCTGAAGATTTAATGTGTGTAAGAGTTTCTGATGGAAGGGCATATGTTCAAGGATATGATATTGATAAAGTTGGAACTACTATAATTGATGTTGAAAAACCAAGAGATGTTGGAATTAACAGTACCGCAAGTGTTAATTTTAATATGGGTAGTGTTATTAGAGTTAACAATGTATCTGGTGTACCGAAGCAGGGTGCATTAGTTGAATTTTATGATGGATTTGGACAAAGTGGTAATAATATAGGTAGTGCAAGGGCATATAATCTTAGTTTAAGAAATGAAGAATATTCTGATGCTTCGACTGTTTGGGATTTAAGATTATTTGATGTACAAACAACAACTCAAATTACATTAAATTCTGATATTTCACCATCTGATTTACCAGATTCTTCTTTTGTTAAAGGAAAAAGTAGTGGTGCTAGTGGATATTCTGTAGGTACTCTTGCAGCTGACACAAAAAGAATTGATTTAAATCAAACTACAGGAACTTTCTCTAAAGGTGAACAGATAGAAATAAATGGTGTAGAATTTCCTAGAATTATTGGTATAGCTACTGCAAATAGTACACAATCAATTAAATCTGTAAAATCAACTTCTGCTAACTTTCCAAACTTTACAGCAGATTCGAATTTAGATATATTCCAAATTCCAAATGGAATATCTGATTGTATGATTTCACAGTCTTCAGGTTCTCCAGGTGTTTCTACTATAACTTCTGGTGCAAAGCAATTTAGTGGACTTAGACCAGGATCTACAATAATATATCAAAAAGGAAATAATGGAGGTGGGGATCCTACTTACAATAAAGTTAAATCTATAGGTGTTGGTAATACAAATATAGTTGTAGAAGCAATAACTCCAAGCATACCTGGTGTTTTTGATGGTAGTTTACCAACTAGTGCATCAACAACACAATCACCAATGAAAATGAGTGTTGGTGCACCAATAATAAGAGGAAGTGGTATTTTACATGCACCATTAGGTAATAGAAATGTATCTACAGTTGATCTTTCAAATTCTAATTTAAGGGTTACTAAACAATTAACTGGTTTGACTATTGGATCTCCAGGAGTTGCTAACCAACTTCTTGTTAATATTAGTGATGTTACTGGACAATATACAGAAATTACTTCAGATGCAACATTTGAACCTTTTGATGAAGAAAGATATTCTGTTCATTATAGTGGTGGTGGAACAGGTTCAATTACAGAAGATACATTTAAATATCAGTTAAATGGTAGTAGAATTACCATTGATGGTTTGACTGATGGTAATAATAATATTCTTACAACATCTGTTAAGAAAAGGGGTATTAAAAGTAAGATAAAGAATTATAATAAGAGTAAGATGGTAGATATTGTATATTCAAAATATGCAAAATCTGGTGATGTTGCAATTGGTATTGGTGCTTCTACAATTGCAGATGGTCTTACATATGATAAGAGATATGGTTTAAGAGTTCAAGATGAAAGGATATCATTAAACTATCCAGATGTAGCTAAATTTATAGCAGTCTATGAATCTATTGATGGTGAACAACCAACTTTAGATGAATTTAAATTTAGTAGTACTGCTAATGTCCAATTAAATGCTATTTTAGGTGAAAATGTTGTTGGGTATAACTCTAAGGCAATTGCTAGAGTAGTAAATAAATCATCTACAGATGTTAATACATTAGGAATTGTTTATTTGACAAATACTCGTTTTACAGAGGGAGAAGCCGTCAATTTTGATGAGTCTAATATTGATACCAACATCGAAGCAATAACTAATGGTACATATAAAGATGTTACAAATTCATTCAAATTAGATAAGGGTCAAAAAGATCAATATTATGATTATTCTTCCATCATTAGAACTAGAGGATCATCAGAACCTTCTAGTAGATTATTAGTTATTTTTGATTATTATTCTATTACATCTGATGATGATGGTGATTTATTTACAGCATTGAGTTATGATTCTGATAGATTTCAATATGATATTCCTAATATTGGTCAATCTGGTATAAGAGCAACAGATACTATTGATCTTAGACCAAGAGTACCTGTATATGATAATAGTACCAATACTTTATCACCTTTTGCTTTTAATACTAGAAGTTTTTCAATAAAACAATATCTAATATCAAATGAAAATGCAGATCTTGGATATGAATTTTATCTTCCAAGAATTGATAAAGTCTATTTAAATAAATTTGGTGAATTTATTTACCAGAAAGGAACATCTGAGATGGATCCTAAACCTCCTGTAAGGACAGATGACCTAATGGAGTTGGCCACAATAAATCTACCTCCATATTTGTATGATACACAATCGGCAAAATTATCTTTAATTGATAATAGAAGATTTACTATGAGGGATATTGGTAATATTGATGATAGAGTTTCAAATTTAGAAGAAGTTACAACATTATCTTTGTTGGAAAATAATGTACAAACACTTCAAATTCAAGATTCAGAAGGTAGGAATAGATTTAAGACAGGATTTTTTGTTGATCCATTTAAAAATTATTCATCAATTAGTGCATTATCTAGAGTTCAAATTAATCCACAATCACAAGAATTAATTCCAGTACGTTCTAGAAATACTCTTGCATCTCAAGTAACACCTAAATTATCTACAACATCAGCAACTCTTGATTTTAATAGTGATTTTGATTTATTTGATGGAAATGTTCAAAAAACTGGTGATGCTGTAACTTTAAAATATGATGAGGAGGTGTGGTTTGGTCAATATTATGCAACAACACTTAAGGATGGTTCACTTGGAGTTATAAATGTAAACCCATATGAACTTCCTGCATTAGCAGCTAATGTTGAATTGCAACCAAATATAGATATTTGGACAAGAACACATCAATTAGAAGATAATGTTATTAGACAAGATGGAACTGATAGTAGAGTACAGTTAAATTTATCGGCTAGTGGTAATATTGATTTGGGTGAAGCATTTATAGATACAAGTAGTAGTGAGCATATTAGAACGAGACATAGATCTATTGTTGCTGGAACATTTTTTGATGATTTAGGTATGACCCCTGCTCAGTTGCAAGGTAGTACTAATTTGAGTGCTTCTGATTCAATAACTGTTAGTAATACTGATACATCATTTCAAAATAGATTAATATCATCTTCATCTGAAGATCATATGAGATCTAGAAATACTGAGTTTAAAGCAAGTGGATTTGCTTCAAATGTAAAAACTTACTTATTCTTAGATGGGCAAAAAATAGAAGATGTTACACCAAAATTATTAGCAATATCTTCTTCTGTTGGTGGTGATTATGGTGCAACTAAAGCATTTACGATTGGTGAAACTGTAAGTGTAGAAGATCCATCAACTTCAAAAGAAATTATGACATTTAGAGTTTGTACTCCAAATCATAAAGATGGTCCATATAATAATCCAACTGAAACATATTTAAATGATCCATATACCAATTCTCCAATTTCAAATACTTCCTATACATTAACATCTCCTACTTTAAATATTGATACTAGAGCATTAGCCGAAGAAGCTCAAGGAGATTATAATGGTTATATAGTTGCAAATGCAAAATTAATTGGACAAGAAACTGGTGCTGTGGCATATGTGAAAGATTGGGATGATAATAAAATGATTACTGATGAATATGGTGATATAATAGGAACTTTCTATTTAAGAGATCCAAATTCTATTCCTCAACCATCTGTAAAAATTACAACAGGAAGA